GTTGAGTGTGGGGCGTGGTGAGAAATTGCCGGTTTCTAAGGGTGCGGGCTTGACGGCCAAAGGTCGGGAGAAGTACAACCGGGAGACGGGTTCGAATTTAAAGGCACCTGCGCCGAGTCCGAAGACTGAGGCGGATAAGGGTCGGAAGGCGAGTTTTTGCGCTCGTATGGCTGGGGTTGTAAAGAATGCTAAGGGGCCTGCTGAGCGGGCTAAGGCTTCACTTAAAAGGTGGAAGTGTTGACATGGCTACAAAACCTGGGTTATATGCGAACATTCATGCCAAGCGTGAGAGAATTCAGGCTGGTTCGGGTGAGAAGATGAGAAAGCCTGGGGCGGCTGGTGCGCCGACGGAGAAGGCTTTTAGGGAATCGGCCAAGACGGCCAACAAACCTAGCAAGGGGGGGTGTAAGAAATGCCGCTCGTGAAATCTACGTCGAAAGAGGCGTTCCGGAAGAATGTGAAGGCTGAGGTGAATGCGGGCAAGCCTGTAAAACAGGCGGTTGCGATTGCGTATTCGGTCAAGCGTGAAGTGGCCTCGAAGAAGGGCAAGAAATGAAATCAGACAAGCGGGAGGAGAAGCTCCTTTCGACGGCTCGTTCGCGGTTGCAGATGGCTATCTCTGCTTACTCGGAGAGTCGTGAGGATGAGATTGATGACCTGAAGTTCTATGCGGGTTCGCCTGACAATCATTGGCAATGGCCTGCGGATGTGTTGGCCACTCGTGGGGCGGTGCAGGGGCAGACGATCAATGCTCGGCCGTGTTTGACGATGAACAAGTTGCCGCAGCATGTGAGGCAGGTGACGAATGACCAGAGGCAGAATCGTCCGGCTGGGAAGGTCATTCCGGTGGATGATTTGGCGGACCCTGAGGTTGCTGAGATTTTTGACGGGCTAGTGCGTCACATTGAGTACATCTCGGACGCGGATGTTGCTTACGACACGGCTTGTGAGAATCAGGTGACGTATGGTGAGGGTTACATTCGTTTGCTGACGGAGTACTGTGACGAGAACTCATTTGACCAGGACATCAAGATTGGTCGGGTGCGTAATTCGTTCTCGGTGTACATGGATCCGACGATTCAAGACCCGTGTGGGTCGGATGCACAGTGGTGTTTTATCACTGAGGACATCTTGAAGGAGGATTACGAGCGCATGTTCCCGGATGCTCAGCCCATTTCGACGTTGCAGACGTTGGGGATTGGGGATCAGTCGTTGTCGCAGTGGATTAACGAGGACACGGTTCGGATTGCTGAGTATTTTTATATTGAGCATGAGGCGAAGACGCTGAATCTGTACCCTGGCAATATGTCGGTGTTTGAGGGTGATCCTGAAGACAAGCAGATGAAGGCGATGGGCATGAAGCCTGTTCGCACTCGTCGGGTGGACGTGCAGCGGGTCAAGTGGTGCAAGATCAATGGATATGAGATTCTTGAGGAGCGTGATTGGGCGGGTAAGTACATCCCGGTGGTTCGGGTGGTTGGTAACGAGTTTGAGGTGGATGGTCGGTTGTATGTGTCTGGGCTGGTTCGCAATGCGAAGGATGCTCAGCGGATGTACAACTACTGGGTTAGCCAAGAGGCTGAAATGTTGGCCCTCGCGCCAAAAGCCCCGTTTATTGGGTATGGTGGGCAGTTTGAGGGGTATGAACAGCAGTGGAAGACGGCCAACACGCAAAACTGGCCGTACTTGGAAGTCAACCCGGATGCGACAGATGGACAGGGCGCGGTTCTGCCACTTCCGCAGCGTGCCTTGCCTCCAATGGCCCAGACAGGGCTTATTCAAGCCAAAATGGGCGCTGCGGACGACATTAAGAGCACGACGGGTCAGTATGACGCAAGTCTGGGCGCGACGTCGAACGAGCGTTCAGGGCGTGCAATTTTGGCCCGAGAGAAGCAAGGAGACACGGGAACATTCCACTTCGTTGACAATCTTGCCCGTGCTGTGCGCTACATAACTCGCCAGATTGTTGACTTGGCGCCGAAGATTTACGACACCCAGCGAATTGCTCGAATTATTGGGATTGATGGCGAGACCAAGATGGTCAAAATTGATCCGACGCAGCAAGAGCCAGTGCGTAAGATTGTGGATCAGGCTGGGGTGGTAATTGAGAAGATTTATAACCCGAGCGTGGGCAAATACGATGTTTGCGTGACGACTGGCCCGAGCTACATGACCAAGCGCCAAGAGGCTCTGGATGCCATGTCTCAGCTGTTGCAGGGCAATCCTCAATTGTGGGCTGTGGCGGGTGATTTGTTCGTCAAGAACATGGACTGGCCTGGGGCTGCTGAGATGGCCAAGCGGTTTGCGAAGACGATTGATCCGAAGATCCTTCAGGATGATGACAAGTCGCCTGAGCTGCAAGCGGCAGAACAGCAGATGCAGGCCATGGGGCAGGAGATGGAGCAGATGCATCAGATGCTTCGTAATGTTCAGCAGTCTATGGAAGCCCGAGATATTGCTATCAAAGAGTTTGAGGCCCAAGTTAGGGCGTATGATGCGGAAACGAAGCGGATTAGTGCGGTGCAGGCTTCAATGTCTCCTGAGCAGATCCAAGACATTGTGATGGGCACGATTGCTGCGGCGGTGGATACCGGTGACTTGGTGACCGGTGCGCCGGAGATGCGTCAATCAATGCCTGTTGCGCCACAAGAGCAAGGTGAACCAAATGTCATGCAATGATTTTGTCGGAATGTTGTTTCTAGCGCGGGATGTCACGCATTCCGTTCATCTGAACACTCGCAGCTTTGCCAAACACAGTGCTTTAGGCACTTTTTACGATGAAATTGTTGATTTGGCTGATAAATTTGCCGAGACGTATCAAGGCAAGTACGGCCTGATTGGCCCAATTTCCTTGATGTCTGCCAAGAAAACTAGCAATGTTGTGGAGTTCTTGCAGGATCAGGTGGACGAAATTGAGCAAATTCGTTACAAGGTGGTTGACAAAGATTGCACTGCTTTGCAAAACATCATTGACGAGATTGTTGGGTTGTACTTGTCAACCTTGTATAAGTTAAAATTCCTTGCATAATTGGAGCCAATATGGAACTTCTCCGACCCCTAGGCGACACTGACTTTCCTAGTCGAACTGTGTCTTATACGAACGTTGCGGGGAGCACCTCCACTTGGAGCCCTGGACCTCAAGGCGTGGTGGTTTGGTCAACGACCCCGTGTTATGTTGCAGTTGGTGTTGGGGCAACGGCCACCACATCCAGCACCCCGATTCCTGCATATACGCCGATTCCGTTTTACTTGGAACCCGGCTCTGGAGCACCCTGGAGAGTGAGCGCAATTCGCATCACTGACAGTGGTGATATTTACTGCAAACCGATCAACATCCGATGAGCTGGGGTGTCGGACTTCGCAACTCGATTGCGATTGGTCTAGCAGGGCTTGTGACGCTGTTTTCTGGCACCAGAGACAGCGGAGCATCTGTTGGTAATCTTCTCACTGAGTCTGGCGACAACCTCTCTCAAGAGGATGGCGGCATGATCCTTTTGGAGTGAAACATAAATGTCCGTAAACATTTCCCCTGTTGGTGGCGCTGGTTGGCAGTTTTTCAGCAATGCCGGAGTCCCTTTGTCTGGTGGCCTTTTGTACACCTACGAAGCTGGAACGACGACCCCAGCCGCTACATTTACAACGATTGCGGGCAACGTAAATCACACAAACCCAATCGTTTTGGACTCTGCCGGTCGGGTTCCAAGTGGCGGGGAAATCTGGCTGACTGTGAGCCAAGATTATAAGTTTGTACTAAAAACAAGCGCAGGCGTAACGATTGCAACATGGGATAATGTTCAAAACTATGTTGGCGCAGTAAATGTTTTATTTACCCCAGGCGCAAATAGTTTGCTGTCTTCTACTGATGTGGAAGATGCGCTAAATGACCTGTCAAACGAAAATAGCGGGTCAACTTTTGTTGGGTATTTGCTTGGTAAAACTGGCGCAGTAAAATCCACGGTTGCCGGCAAACTTGCACGTTATATTGACGTAAAAGATTTTGGCGCAGTTGGCGACGGAGTTGCAAACGATACTGCGGCCATTCAAGCCGCTGTTGATGCCGCCTATACCAACTACAACAAAACAGTCCACGTTCCCAACGGGATTTATAAGCTGACAGATCTCATTACGATTAAGCAAGGCGTAATGATTGATTGTGAAGGTTCCCAAGGCACAAATGAGGCTTACGGAACTGTATTTAAACATTACAGCAACAATTCTTGTTTCCGTTGGGATGGCAGCGGCGCCCAGTACACGGGCACAGGTGGCGGCCTGAAAAACTGTTTGATTGTTAAAGCTGACACCTACAGCGGCGGAAATGCTATTGAAGTCATCAACCAGTCAGATACCAATCGCTGCGGTGAGATGGTGTTTGAGAATGTTTTGGCTTACGGGTTAAGTTCTGGCCGATGGACTCGCGGGTTTGTGTTTGATGGAACGCTAACCAACACCCCTGGAGCCCGAGGCATTCGCACTGTGCACATGATCAAGTGCCGAGCTGCTGATGTCACTACGGCCAATGAAACGGTTGTCCTCAATCAAGTCACGCACTTCTACGCTCATGGGTTGGCGGTAGACACCGGAAGTGGTTCGGCTGCTGGCATCACCATGAAGGGCATCAATGACGGTGTTTATCTAAATGCTCTGGGGTGTGCTGGCACGTTTACGATTGTTGCCAACGATGCAAACAACTCCACCGATAACTTGACCATTGATGGCAAAGTTGGCGGATCATTTACCAACAACGATACGGCAGTCAATGGGACGGTTTCGCTTGGAACAACTGGCGGCATAGCTAATAAGTCCAAAAATCTGGCGTTTTTGTTGGGTAAAAAGCCGGGTGCATTTGTTACTATTACGTCAAGTATTTCAAACGTAACTGGTGACGGGACCAAATATCAAATTGCTTTCAACAGCACATCGTTTGATCCGTACACAAATTGGGGCGGAGCAGCGTTTAATGTAACTGTCGCTGGGCGCTACAAAGTGACTTTGTGCGTTGGCCTTTTTGATGTTGATGCCGCCCATACAAGAGCGGACCTTGAGATTGCAAGAACTGGAACCAGCACTCCTGCGGCATGGGATACTGTTAACAATCCATATGCTATGAGTGCGCCTTCTGGCGCAAGCAGGTTTTCATCAATGATTCTTGAAACCACTATGGAGTGTTTGTATGGAGACGTTATTACTCCATATATTACTGTTTCAAATGGTACCAAAGTAGTTGATGTTTTTGGCGCCGCTACCTCATACAGTTATATTGCCGTTGAATATCTTGGATAAAGGTTGAATTATGGCTGATTTAAAAATTTCCCAACTTACTGGCGCAACAACTCCACTAGCTGGAACGGAAGTGATGCCGATTGTGCAAAGCAGCACAACGAAAAAGGTCGCAGTTTCCGATTTGACTGCTGGGCGTGCAGTATCTGGAACGCAATTTACAGCAAGCACAGGAAACTTTATTCCTTCAACTTCTGGAAAAGGAATTGATTTTTCAGCGGTTGCCGGGGCTGCCGGCTCAACATCTAAGGTGTTGAGCAACTATGAAGAAGGAACCTGGACGTTCAGCCTGCATGACGCAGCCACTGGCGGGAATGCTTCGCCCACCACGGCCACCGGTTATTACACAAGGGTTGGAAGGCTGGTTATTTGCGGTGTTTCTTTGGTGACTAACATTGACACCACTGGCATGACTGCCGGAAATGTATTGTATTTTAGCCTTCCATTCTCCACTTCTTTGTCTGGTTCTGGATCGGCTCAGCTCGTGCGCTTTGTGTTTGGTGCTGATGCTTTTGCTACGCCAACCGTGAACAATGCATCTAGAGGCATTTTTTCCATCAGCACGAACAACAATTCAGGCAATCAAATTACCGTTGGCAATTTGACTACTGGTGTTTCTGACATTCAGTATCTCACCTTTACCTATCAGATTTAAATACGGCCTGTATTGACGATCTAACAATTAGATGTAAGATGTAAACTGTACCGGCCCAGTAGACCGGGGTTTCTACGGAAACAAAAAATGACTGAAGAAGTCCAGCAAAACTTAGCGGAGGTTGAATCCGCGCAAGCGCCCGAGGTGACGGCCACCACGGAAAGCGCACAGAATGCGCCGGAAGTTGCTGACCAAAGCGGCGAAACAGCAGAGGAAAAGAGATTTACTCAGGCTGAACTCGATGCAATGATCGGTAAACGTCTCGCAAGAGAGCAGCGTAAGTGGGAACGTGAGCAACAAGCCAAGCAAGCAGAAATGCAAGCTCGGCAATCAATGCCCAAAGAACTCCCGCCGGTCGATCAGTTTGAATCACCTGAAGCTTATGCCGAGGCATTGGCTTTTAAAAAGGCTGAAGAACTGTTGGCCCAGCGAGAAGTTCATAAGCAACGTGCTCAGGTTGAGGAAGCCTACGCAGAGCGTGAGGAAGAAGCCCGAGGAAAGTATGACGACTTTGAACAAGTCGCCTACAACCCAAAGCTCCCAGTCACGGAAGTGATGGCCGAAACAATCAAGGCTTCTGACATTGGACCTGACTTGGCCTATTGGCTGGGCAGCAATCCAAAAGAGGCTGACCGTATTTCACGTTTGTCTCCACTTTTGCAAGCGCGTGAGCTTGGAAAAATTGAAGCAAAATTGGCTTCTGATCCGCCACAGAAAAAAACAACGTCTGCGCCTGCACCTATCAGACCTGTTACAGCTCGGACCAGTGGAAATCCCTCATATGACACGACTGATCCTCGTTCAACGAAGACCATGAGTGCTTCTGAATGGATTGAAGCCGAACGCGCTAGACAGATTCGCAAGTTGCAAGCACAAATGAACCGCTAATTTTATAAGGACTCATCATGGCAAATAGCCTGTTAACCATTGACATGATCACCCGGAAGGCTCTCGAGATCCTCGAGAACAACTTGGTGCTCACCCGTAACGTCAACCGTCAGTATGACGATTCTTTCGCTGTTGAAGGCGCAAAGATCGGCTCTACCTTGCGCATCCGCCTGCCTGATCGCGCTTTGGTGACCGACGGTGCCGCCCTGCAAGTTCAGGACGACAACGAACAATTCACCACTTTGTCTGTTTCCAACCAAAAGCATATTGGCGTGAATTTCACCTCCGCCGAACTGACCATGCAGTTGGACGACTTTGCAGACCGCGTTCTGAAGCCTCGTATCAGCCAACTTGCAGCCTCAATTGATGCTGATGTTGCAAACGCTTACAAGAGCATTGGCAACAGCGTTGGTACCCCTGGCACCACTCCTGGCACCTCTTTGGTTCTGTTGCAAGCTCAACAGAAGCTGAACGAAAACGCCGCCGTGATGAGCCCTCGTTATGCCACCGTCAACCCTGCCGCTAACGCCGGTTTGGTGGAAGGCATGAAAGGTCTCTTTAACCCCACCGACACCATTTCGAAGCAATTTAAGAATGGCATGATGGGCACCGGCATTCTTGGTTTTGACGAGATCAATATGTCTCAGTCGATCAAGCAGCACACGACCGGCGATTGGGGCACCGCCATTGAAGTTGATGGCACGACCACGACCCAAGGCACTTCTCAACTGAACATCACTTTCACCGGCTCCGGCAAGACCTGGAAGGTCGGCGACGTGTTCACTATTGAGGGTGTGTATGCCGTCAATCCTCAAACCCGTGAGTCCACTGGCTCTTTGCAGCAATTCACGGTGACTGAAGACCTGACCGCTTCTTCCAGCGGCACTCTGAAGTTCTATCCCGCCCTGTACACATCGGCTCACGCTCTTGCCACCGTGACGGGATTCCCGGCCAATGATGCAGACATCACGATGCTGGGTTCTGCTGCTAGCCAGTACGCTCAAAACTTGGTGTATCACAAAGACGCCATCACGTTTGCCACGGCTGACTTGCTGCTGCCCCAAGGCGTTGATATGGCTTCTCGTGCTGTCCATAACGGCATCAGCCTGCGCGTTGTTCGTCAGTACGACATCAACAACGACCGTATGCCTTGCCGGATTGACGTGCTGTATGGTTACAGCGTGATTCGTCCGCAAATGGCTTGCCGTATCTGGGGCTGATGAACCTAGGGGGCTTCGGCTCCCTCCTTAAATATTTGAAAGGAATTTGAAATGGCACTTCCTAAAGTTGGTGATGGCTATCAAGCCGGTGATGGCAACGTCAATGAAACCCTGAATGTTGGCGCGCCTGATCAGGCTGTTGCTCTTGGTTCTGGCACTGGCGGCGTGACTGTTGGCAATGCTGCAACGTCCAAAGTCGGCTTCTACGGCAAGACCCCCGTGGTTCAACGTGCTTACAGCTCTGCTGTTCACGCCACCTCGGCCCTGGCTACCTCGGCTTCTTTCGGCGCAACCCAACTGGCTGCTCTGCAAGAAATTCAAAACACGCTGATTGGCCTGGGTGTTTGGGCTACGGCCTAATAGCGCATGAAAGTCATCTTCTGCATCCCGACGTTAAAAAAGCCCTATCAGGCGACGCTTGATAGCCTTGCTGCTTCTATTCCGTTGATTCAATCGGCGGGATGGGAGGAGGGAATGGTTTCTGAAATTGGTTGTCCGTACATTTCACACGCTCGGTCAACCATGCTTAGGAAGGCTTTGGATGCAAAGGCAGATGTCATTGTGTTCATTGACCATGATGTTTCATGGAAGCCTCAAGACCTTTTGACACTGATTGAAACCAAGGGCGATGTTGTCTGCGGCACCTATCGGTTTAAGAAGGACCAAGAGGAATACATGGGGGCGGTGCTATCTAACACGGATGGCACCCCACTGGTCAGAGCCGATGGCAACCTGTTGGCGCATTCAGCCCCAGCGGGGTTTTTGAAGGTGACGAAGGAGGCGGTCAATAAGTTCATGACCGCCTACCCTGAATTGATCTACGGGGAGAAATATCATCCCTATGTGGACCTGTTCAATCATGGCGCTCACAAAGGAACTTGGTACGGTGAAGACTATGCGTTCTGCCGCAACTGGCGGGAATGCGGCGGCGAGATCGTATTGATTCCTGACCTGGACATATCACATCACACTACTGAGCAAGAGTACAAAGGAAATTTCCACAATTTCCTGAGGCGTCAGCCCGGTGGTGACCTTTACGAGGGATAAGAAATGCCTAATACCAAAGCGATTGGCGTTGCTTACGAAGACCAACAACTGGACGGAGCCGTTATCGGCAAGTCTGACGGTACTGTTGGCTTCTACGGCAAAACGCCTGTTACTCAGCGCGCTTCCAGCGTGCAAGCTACGTCTAACCTTGCCACTTCGGCATCGTTTGGCGCTACTCAGTTGGCGGCTGTTCAAGAAATCATGAACACGCTGTCGGCTCTGGGCCTGTGGAAGGGTTCGGCTTGATCCGCGTGCTACACGCCGGATGTGGACGGGAACCACTCCCAGAGTGGTTTCCCTCCTGTCAAGAAGTCCGCCTTGACGCCAACCCAGGGTGTGAGCCGGATATTGTTGCCAGTGTCACAGACTTGGGCGATATTGGCGAGTTTGACATGGTGTATTGCAGCCATGTTCTTGAGCATGTCTATCCGCACGAAGTTCACAAAGTCATTGCTGAATTTCACCGAGTGCTAAAGACTGGCGGCAAGGCAATCATCATCGTGCCAGATCTTGAAGACGCGGAAGCTACAGAGGAAGTTCTGTACGTATCTCCAGCAGGCCCTATCACTGGCTTGGATCTCATGTATGGAATGCGGTCTATGATTGAGGACAATCCTTACATGGCTCATCATTGCGGTTTTGTATCCAAAACTTTGGCTGATAGCCTGAGCATCTTTAGCGAAGTTCACACAAAACGCATGATGTTCAATAACTTGATGGGAGTTGGGATCAAGTGAACATCTATCTAAAACACCCCCGGCATGGGACAAAAATTGCCACAATGGAACTAGAGGCCGAATACGACGAGCAAAACGGATGGGTGCGATATAATCCAAAAACGCAACCCTCAGATGATGCGGCTCCGGCAAACGCCCTGGAGATCAAACGCCGTGGTAGACCTCCCAGGAAGGAACACGAAGCATGGCAACCGCCGGTGAACTCATCAATTCAGCACTCAGGCTGATCGGAATGCTTGCAGAGGGCGAAACGCCTTCTGCTGAAGTATCTCAAGACGCTCTCTCCGCTTTGAATCAAATGATTGATTCGTGGAGCATTGAGCGTCTTTCGGTTTACAACACCCAGGATCAGGTTTTTACTTGGCCCACCGACACCATCACCCGCACGTTAGGCCCTACGGGTGACTTCGTCGGCAATCGGCCTGTTCTGATTGATGATTCAACCTACTTTAGAGACCCGACAACGAATGTTTCGTTCGGGGTCAAGTTGATCAATCAGCAGCAGTACAACGGGATTGCGGTTAAAACCGTCACGTCTACTTACCCACAAGTGATGTGGGTGAACATGACCTTCCCAGACATCACCATGACCATCTATCCGCGCCCAACTCGGGCGCTAGAGTGGCATTTTGTTTCGGTTCAGGAAATTTCCCAGCCGGCCAACCTTGCAACCAATCTCTATCTTCCGCCCGGTTACCTTCGAGCCTTGAAATACAACTTGGCGGCTGAAATGGCTCCAGAGTTTGGGGTTGAGCCATCCCCAACGGTTCAACGTATCGCTATGGCATCGAAGCGGAACCTTAAGCGCGTCAACAATCCTGACGACATTATGAGCTTGCCGTATTCTCTGGTTGCCACCCGTCAGCGGTTCAACGTGTACGCCGGGAACTATTGATGAAAACGCCAATTCTTGGCTCAAGCTACGTGGCTCGCAGCGTCAATGCTGCGGATGCTCGAATGGTCAATTTGTTCCCAGAGGTTGTGCCAGAAGGGGGCAAGGAGCCAGCTTATCTTCAAAGATGCCCTGGACTGCTCAATCTGGCGACGATTGGCGACGGTCCCATACGCGGGCTGTGGTCATTCTCATCAAACAAAACTGTCGCGTTCGTGGTGTCTGGTACAAAGTTGTACAAGATAGATACAAGTTACTCGGCCACATTCATTGGAAATGTAAGCGGCACTGGGCCTGTCAGCATGGCGGACAATGGAACTCAATTGTTCATTGCTTGCAACGGTCCCAGTTACATTTACAACAATGACACCAATGTTTTTTCTGAAATCACTGACTCAGATTTTCCAGGGGCTGTAACTGTTGGTTACTTAGATGGCTATTTTGTGTTTAATGAGCCAAACAGCCAAAGAATTTGGGTCACAAGCCTTCTTGATGGGACGTCAGTTGACGCACTTGATTTTGCTAGTGCCGAAGGATCTCCGGATGGCGTTGTTGGCCTAATTGTGGACCATCGAGAAGTTTGGGTTTTGGGAACCAATAGCGTTGAAGTCTGGTATGACTCTGGTGCATCCGATTTTCCCCTGCAAAGAATCCAAGGCGCATTCAATGAAATTGGGTGCATTTCTGCCTATACGATTGCCAAAATTGACAATGGTATTTTTTGGCTAGGTGCTGATGCTCGTGGGCAGGGCATTGTTTATCGAGCCAACGGATATACAGGACAACGTATTTCGACTCATGCCATTGAATGGCAAATTCAACAATATGGAAATCTGTCTGACGCACTAGCCTACACCTATCAGCAAGACGGGCACAGCTTTTATGTTCTGATTTTTCCAAGTGCAAACACGACCTGGGTTTACGATGTGGCAACCGGGTCATGGCACGAAAGAGCCGGCTGGAATAACGGCTCATTCATTAGGCATAGAAGCAATTGTCAGATGGCGTTCAACAATAAAATTGTTGTCGGCGATTACGAAAACGGAAAAATTTACGCCTTTGACTTGAACACTTACGCTGATGATGGTCAGATTCAAAAATGGCTTCGTAGCTGGAGAGCACTCCCAACGGGCCAAAACAACTTGCGCCGTACAGCCCAGCATTCACTTCAGATAGATCTAGAGTCTGGGGTTGGTTTAAATTTAGGCCAAGGAAGTGACCCAGAAGTGATGTTGCGCTGGTCGGATGACGGCGGCCACACTTGGTCAAACTATCACACGGCACCCATAGGAAAGATCGGAGAGCACTATAAAAGAGTGTTCTTTAGACGCCTTGGCATGACTTTAAAGCTCAGGGATCGTGTTTACGAGTTGTCTATGACTGATCCTGTCAAAACCGCTATTGTTGGGGCTGAATTGTTACTCAGCGGAACAAATGCCTAGTCCAATTGCAACTCCCACCCCAATCACTCCGCCTAGAGTGCCGTTCATTGACCAGAGAACGGGGCTGATTGATCGTGCTTGGTACTTGTTTTTTTTGTCTTTGTTTTCAATTGCGCAGTCTAGCGAAGATTGGAACAAAGGATCAGACGTTAATTCATTATTGGCGTCTTATGATTCTGCTTTACAGAAGCTCTCTGAATTTGTAGAAACCAAACCAATTCAAGAGTTGCAATCGCAAATTGCAGAATTAGAAAAACAAGTGGAAGGGTTGCAAATGAATCCTCCACCTAGACATTTTAAGAGATCACGTTACGGTCAATTTCTTGACACAACGACACAAACTGCTGCCGCAATTAACACCGCTTACGCTATTACTTACGACACAACAGATGTTAGTAATGGTGTTTATTTGGGGTCGCCTTCATCTAGAATTTATGTAGATGAAGAATCAATTTATAATTTTATATTTAGTATTCAGATTGATAAAACTGCCGGCGGTGTTGGGGCGTTTTGGATATGGCCTAGCGTAAATGGAACAGATGTCCCAAACAGCGCTAGTCAAATGAGAATTCAAGGCAACAACGCGGAAATTTTTTCTGCCGCTTGTTTTTTTCTTGAGTTGGCCGCCGGTGATTATGTGGAATTTAAATTCGCAGTGGATGACACAACCGTGGAGTTGAAAAATTTCCCAGCCTCTGCTTTTTACCCGGCAATTCCGTCAATCATTGTGACCGTAACCAACAACATTGAAGGGGTTCAGTAATGACCGTCACTGTAAAAGTTCTCATCCCCGCCAAGACGGCTGA